AACAGAGGCAAACTCTAAATTATTTATGCAAATTGGAGTTGAAAAATCCGGCGGTGAAAAGTTGAAACATACAGCTTCAATGGATTTAAGAAAATTAGGCATTTAATGAAAATTGAAAGAGGTGATTATATATGCCAAAAACAACAGGAAAAGATGTTAGTAGAGCACTACAAGATGACTTAGGAATGGATCATCAACCAAACGGTCAAGAAGTTGCTAGTGCAATGTATAATATTAGTTCAAGTAACTTTAGGAGTACGATTGGAGATCCAAACGAAACTAGTTCTTTAGAGTTTATGAACGGTTTATTAGAATATCCGGATACTTTAGGCGTTGAGTTCATGAATTTAGCTACTAGAATTGGTAAAGTGATCGCACACCGAAATATTTTAACCAATAAATTAGCACCATTTAAAATGGAAAATATGCCACTTGGTTATACTATGGAAGAGTATTTTGTTGAGTGCGCTAAAGAGCACGAATACAATCAAGCGGACGCGGAGAACACATTATTTAAACGTAGTTTACCGGATATTAAAACCGCTTTTTATGTAGTAAACAGAAAATCATATTATCCAGCAACTATTACAGATGATGATTTACGCAAATACTTTGTTACATGGGATGGTGTAAACAACTTAATTGCTAGAATTGTTGACTCTATGTATAATGGTGACAACAAAGACGATTATAACTATATGAAATCCGCTTTAGTTACTCATTATGAAAACGGATATATGAAGATCGTACAAACAAATGCTGTTACAGATACAGATACAGCAAAAGAGTTAGCGCGCAAAATTACAGAATACGTGTCATATTTAACTGAGCCAACAAACGATTATAACGCTATGGCAGTCACTAAACAAAATGACTATGAAGATATTTACGTCATTTTAAACGGTAAAACAAACAGCTACTTAAACATTGATTGGTTAGCGCAAACATTCCAATTAGAGTTTGCTCAATTTAAAACTCATGTATTAGTATTGCCGACTTTACCAAGTACAGCACAAGGTACTATTGAGGCTATTGTGTGTGATTCAGAAATTTATCGTGTATTTGACCAAAAGTATAGTGTAGGTGTTGCTTACAATGCTAAGGGATTATACTGGAATTACTTTTTGCACCACTGGGAAGGTATCGCAACATCTAGATTTGCAAATGCGATTGCATTTGTTTCCGGAAGTGTTGAGGAAAAAGTTACAGCAATTTATGCTAACCCTCAAGTTGTATCTGTTAAAAAAGATAAATCTATTACAGTACCATTTACAGTACAAACTAATGGTTTAAATGCACCAATCAATTTAACTGTATCATCTAATGATGATACTAATGTAAATGCAACTTTAACGGATGATAAAAGACATGTTGTAATTAATGGTTTAACTAATATTACTGAAGAAGGTTTAACTACAGTAACAATTAAAGACGCAATATCTAATGTTACATGTGGTATTAAGGTTGTTTATAACGTATAGTTGTGTTATAATATCGGTGTCATGAGTAGGACATGGCACCCCTCCTTTCTATTATTTAAGTAAATTGCAACTTAGGAAAAAGAGTTATTAATTTGACTCTTTTTCTTTTTATTTAAAATTAGTTGAACATTCAACTATTTTTTATTATGATAGAAAAAGAAAGAGGTGATTAAAATGAAAATTATTTTAGTGGCATTGGTTTTTAATGGTTTGGATTTGGTAACAGGTGTTGTTGGCGCTTTACGAAAAGGTGAACAAATCAAGTCGAACAAATTAAGGGACGGACTTTTTAAAAAGGTTGGGTTTATCTTTTGTTACACTTTAGGTGTTGCTATTAATTATGCGGAAACTTATTTAACTTTACCGTTTGGAGTTGATTTAGTTCCAGTAATTTGTACATATGCAATTATCACAGAGGTAGTTAGTATTATCGAAAACATTTCTAAAATCAATGGTGATATC